CTGAAGGAGCTGGGCCTGACGCCCATGTCCCTGAAGCGCATGGACGTGGCCGCGGAGCGCACGCAGTCGACCGTGCTGGCGGACGCGCTCAGGAAGCTGGGCGAGTGAGATGATCAAGGGCAAATATGCCGCCGAAGTGCTTCGGTACGTGGACGGCATGCTGGACGGCAGCATCAACGCCAACAGGGACCGGATCCTTGCGGCGAAGCGCTTCAAGCGCATGCTTGAGGACGACCGCTACGAGGTGCGGACGCGGGACGCCGACTTCGTGATCGGCATCATCGAGAGTGTGTTTGTGCACCGGCAGGGCGAGGCGCTAGACTCCACGCCGCTGGCCGGCAAGCCGATGAAGCTGGAGCCGTGGGAGAAGTTCTGCGTCTACGGCATGCTGATCTTTTACAAGAAGGGGACGAACGAGCGCCTGGTGAAAGAGGTGCTCATTTTTATTCCCAGGAAGAACGGAAAGACGGCCTTCGTCTCCGCCCTGGCCTTCGCGCTGGGCCTGCTGGAGCGCATGTCCGGCTCCGTGGTCTATGTCGTGGGCGCCGCCCTGAAACAGTCGAAGGAGACCTTCGCGAACTGGTGCTACAACGTGGAACACCACATGTATCCCTCGCGGAACGAGGCGAAGAAGGACGGCTGGCGCATCCTGGACAACAACATCGACCATGAGATCAGCAACACGAACATCGCCGGCGGTTCCCTGAAGATGGTGGCGCTGGCAAGCAATCCGGACGCCCAGGACTCTTTTAACTGCAACATCGTCATCGCCGACGAGATCCACGCCTACAAGCAGCCGAAGCAGTACAACATCCTCAAAGAGGCGACCAACGCCTACACCAACAAGCTGGTGATCGCGATCTCCACCGCTGGAGACGACGGCACCGGCTTTTGTGCGCAAAGGGTAAGCTACTGCGAGAAGGTGCTCGCCGGCACGGTCCAGGACGATCAGTATTTCATCTTCATCTGCCGGGCCGACGCCGATGAGGAGGGCGTGATCGACTACACGAACCCGCGGGTGCTGGAGATGGCTAACCCCAACTACGGCGTGACCATCCGGCCCGACGACATACTGAACGACGCGCTGCAGGCCCAGAACGACCCGCAGCAGCGCAAGGACTTCTTCGCCAAGCGGATCAACATCTTCACCTCGGCGATGAAGGCCTACTTCGACATCAACGAGTTCAGGCGGAGCAACACCAGGGCAGAGGCGGCGCTGGGAATCGGGGCCGACTGGACGCTGGAGCAGAAGCTCAAACACCTGGCGCGGCTGCGCGTGAAGTGGTACGGCGGCGCGGACCTGTCCAAGCTGCACGACCTGACCGCGGCGGCCCTCCACGGGCAGTACCGCGGCATCGACATCACGATCCCGCACTGCTGGTTCCCGATCGTGGCGGCGGCCGAGAAGGCCGACCACGACAAGATCCCGCTGTTCGGCTGGCAGGACGACGGGTGGCTGGAGATGTGCAACGCGCCGACCAACGACCACGACAGGGTGGTGGCGTGGTTCATCCGGATGCGGGCCATGGGCTTCAACATCGTCCAGGTGGGCCACGACCGCAAATTCTGCCGGGAGTACTTCCTGGCCATGAAAAAGGCCGGCTTCAAGATCATCGACCAGCCCCAGTACTTTTACAAAAAGTCCGAGGGATTCCGCCACATCGAGGTGGCGGCGAAAAACGACCACCTGTACTACCTGGGCGCGGAGCCCTACGAGTACTGCGTGATGAACGTGCGGGCGATCGAAAAGACAGACGACATGATCCAGTACGAGAAGGTGCAGCCGGAGCAGCGCATCGACGTATTCGACGCTGATGTGTTCGCCACGGTGCGCATGCTTGAGGCCATGGAGAAATCCAGCAGGGCCGCGACCTGGTTTGGAAATGAGGTAAATAGCGATGGGTAAACACGTAAAGGCCAAACGCTACGGGCGCGACGCCCCGCAGAAGCGGTCCACCGTCGGGGTGGCGCTGACTTCGGAGGACGTCTGGAAGATCCTCTGTGCGGACGGCTACAAGCCAATCATGAAGTGCCCGGAGGTGCAGATGTGCATCAACGTGTACGCGAAGCTGATCGGGTCCATGACCATCCGCCTGATGCGAAACACCGACAAGGGCGACATCCGCGAGCGGAACGAGCTCTCCCGGCGGCTGGACATCGAGCCCTCCCGGTATTTGTGCCGGTCGGACTTTATGCACATCCTGGTGCACGCGCTGCTGGAGCGTGGCAATCAGATCACGGTGCCGATCTACCGGGACGGCTACCTGGAGGAGCTGATCCCGCTGCCGCCGGACCAGGTGGCCCTGACGGCCTACGGCTTGGACGACTACCGGATCAGCTACCGCGGGAAGATCTACAGCCCCGACGAGGTGCTCCACTTCCGGCACAACCCCGACCCGAACCAGCCCTGGAATGGCAAGGGCTTCGCGGCGGAGCTGGGCGACGCGGTGAAGAGTCTGCGGCAGTCCAGCGCGACCCGGCAGGCGCTGAAGGAAAGCCCCTCGCCATCGATCATCGTGAAGGTGGACGGCCTGACGGAGGAGTTCGCCAGCGCCGAGGGCCGCCAGAAGCTGCGCGACGACTACATCGACGCGAGCGACGACGGCAAGCCCTGGTTCATCCCCGCCGAGGCGTTCAGCGTGGAGCAGGTCCGGCCGCTGACCATGGCCGACCTGGCCATCCGGGACGACATGGAGCTGGACAAGCGCTCCATCGCCGCGATGATGGGCGTGCCGCCCTTCCTGGTTGGCGTGGGCGATTACAACCGAGAGCAGTACCAGCATTTCATCACCGTGGACGTGATGGCCCTGGCGAAGGAGATCGAGCAGGTGCTCACCCGCGGCCTGCTGTGGTCGCCGGAGCTGTACTGGTCCTTCAATCCGCGCAGCCTGTACAACTACTCCATCCCCGACCTGGTCAACGCCGGCAAGGAACTGGTGGACCGGGCCGCTATGCGGCGCAATGAGCTGCGCGACTGGCTGAGCATGCCGCCGGATCCGGAGATGGACGAAATCTACCTGCTGGAGAACTATCTCCCGGTGAACATGCTGGGCTACCAAAAGAAACTCAAGGACTACATGGCCAAGTTGAACGGCAAGGGGAAAGGAGGTGACGACAACGACGATGGAACGAACGGGAATGCAGATCCGCACGATTAACACCCACTTCGACGTTCGAGAGGAAGGCAACGAGCGGCGCATCGAGGGCTACTTCGCCGTGTTCGGCAGCAATTACGAGCTGTTCCCGGGCGCGACCGAATCCGTCGACCCGCACGCCTTCGACGGCGCCCTGGGCGACGACATCCGCTGCCTGGTGGACCACATCACGCACCTGGTGCTGGGCCGCAATACCGCCGGCACGCTGACGCTGCGGGCGGACGACCACGGCCTGTGGGCCAGCGTGCTGATCAACCCCGACGACAGCGACGCCATGAACCTGTACGCGCGCAACAAGCGCGGCGACGTGACGCAGGGCTCCTTCGGCTTCGACATCCTGGACGAGGAACAGGAGATCCGCGAGGACGGCTCCGTCCACTGGACGATCAAGAAGGTTCGGCTGTACGAGGTGTCGGTCGTCACCTTCCCCGCTTACAAAGAGACCGGCGTCGCGGCCCGCAAGGCGAGCTTCGACGCCATCCAGAAGCGCCAGGGCGAAGCCTGGCGCGCGAAGATGCTGGACCGGCTCCACAGAGCCGGACAGAACGGAGGTAACGAGAATGCTTAAGCAGCTGATCCTGAATCGCAAGCTGAACGAAAAGCGCGGCCTGCTGGAGCCCCTGATGGCGAAGCGGACCGAGCTGGCCGCAAAGCTGGACGAGATGAAGAAGCGCGAGGCCGAGCTGGAGAGCGACCTGCAGGCGGAAATGCAGGACGAGGAACAGGCCGAGGCCGAGACCGCTGTGAACGAGTTCGTCGCCGAGATGGACGCCCTGGAAGCCGAGATCTCTGAGAACGACGGCAACATCACCGAGCTGGAGACGGCCATCAATGAGCTGCAGGGCCAGCTCGACGAACTGAACAACCGGGCCAGCGAACAGGCCGAGCCCGAAAACGCCGGCGCTCCCGCGCCCGCTGAGAACGAAAGGAGCATGAACACCATGTCCAACCTGTACACCCCCGCGCAGCTGCGCGTCCAGTCCCGCCGCGAGTTTATCACCCGCAGCCTGACCGACCACTCCGAGCTGAAGACCTTCGCCGAGAACATGCGCAGCATGATCGGCCAGAAGCGCGCCATCAACGGCGGCCAGCTGACCATCCCCAACGTGATGCTGCCCATGATCCGCGAGATCGTGGAGGAGAACAGCCTGATGCTGCCCCACGTCAATCGCCAGACCGTCGGCGGCGTCGCCCGCCAGGTGATCATGGGCACCGTGCCCGAGGCCATCTGGACCGAGATGTGCGGCAAGCTGAACGAGATCGACCTGACCTTCAACGACACTGAGGTGGACGGCTACAAGGTCGGCGCTTTCGTGGCTATCTGCAACGCCCTCAAGGAGGACAACGACGTCGAGCTGGTCTTCCAGATCATCCACGCCTTGGCCCGCGCTGAGGCCCTGGCTGTGGACAAGGCCATCCTGTACGGCACCGGCACCAAGATGCCCCTCGGCATCGTGACCCGCCTGGCCCAGACCGCGCAGCCCGACGATTACCGCGCCACCGCCCGCCCCTGGGCTGACCTGCACACCAGCAACATCATCAGCATCACCTCCGCGAACAGCGTGGGCCTGAAGCTGTACCAGGCCATCATCGCCGCCTTCGGCGCCGCGAAGAAGAAGTACTCCGCCGGCGGCAAGTTCTGGGCGATGAACGAGGCCACCCACATGAAGCTGGTCTCCGAGGCCATGAGCATCAACGCCGCGGGCGCGATCGTGTCCGGCATGAACAACGTGATGCCCATCCTGGGCGGCGACGTGGTGGAGCTGGACTTCATCCCCGCCAACGTGATCATCGCCGGCTACGGCATGAACTACCTGGTCGCGGAGCGCGCCGGCCGGCAGGTGGCACAGTCTGAGCACTATCGCTTCATCGAGGACCAGACCGTGTTCAAGGCGACCGCCCGCTACGACGGCCAGCCCGTCATCGCTGAGTCTTTCGTGGCGATCGCCATCAACGGCGGCACCGTGGACGCCTCTGCTGTGACCTTCGCAGCCGACACCGCGAACGCCTGACGGCGACCAACTGACGGGGAGGGATAACCGTGGCGAGCATTGACAACAATCAGGCACTGGCGCTCGTGAAGGCGCGCCTGAACCGCACCAGCGGGGACACCTCCCTGGACGATATGCTGACCATCCGCATCGAGGCAGCCATCGGCGAGCTGGAGTCCACCGGCATCGTGCTGACGGACTCCACCGCCGACCTGATGCTGGTGGTGGACTTCACCGTCTGGCAGTACCAGTCCAGGGACAAGGGCACAGGGATGCCCGACTGGCTGCGGCTGAGACGCCGGGAGAGGTGGCTGAACAGATGATCCTGGACACGGGCATTTGCAAGGTCTACCGCAAGACCAACGTCGCCGGGGCCGGGGCGAAGCCGGTCTATCAGGACACGCTGATCGCCGAGGGATGGTACGGCGAGTTGAACTTCGAGACCGCGCCGGTCCGCCCAGCGGGCCCGCGGGAAAACGTGCGAACGGACACTCGCGTGCGCATCCTGCAGAACCGGCAGATCAACAACCACGACCGGGTGCTGCTGAGCGCCGAGGACGGCGTGGTCTATGAGGTGACGCGCGCCTACCACGGCACCGATGCCGACAACGGCGAGCCCATCACGGACCTGTCGCTGGAGGTGGTGACGCCATGACGCTGGATGAGATCAAGACGCTGGTGGTCAGCGTGGACCCCAACGCCGGGCACTACGACAGCGCCCACACCGGCAGCGACGCCTACACCGTATGGCGGGAGCGCCGGCTGCTGGGCGACATGGCCGACGACAAGCACCACGGCGCGCGGAGCTTCGCCATCGACCG